AAAACAATATACAATCAATTAATCTTTCATTATATCAGCCAGTTGAAGCGGTTGAAAAAGAAAATAGAAGCGGTTGGATTGACTACGGACAAAACAACTTATTTCCTCAACATTTAATAAACCTTTACCAAAACTCACCAATTCACAACGCATTGGTGAACTCAATCTCTTATATGATTGAAGGACAAGGTACAGGAACGATTCTCGACAACGCATTGCAAGGTATTGCGTTCGATTTAAAACTTCAAGGCGCATTTGTTGCTGAAGTAATTTGGTCAATGGACTTTACACGCGTTGTACAAATCAACCATTTGCCTTTTGAGAATTGTCGTCTTGCTTACGACAAAGAAGAGGACGATATTACAGGAATTTTCTATTCAAAAGACTGGGCGAATACGCGTTCAAAACGTGGTAAGCCAGAGTTCATTCCTGCGTTCAATCCTTCAATTGCACAAGAACAACCAAGACAAGTTATTTACGCGCACGGAATGTCTGCGGGTAGTGTTTACTATCCTAAACCCGACTACTTCGGTGCATTGAACTACGTTGAGTTGAGTTACCAAATGGGACTATACCACGTTAACAATATCTTGAATGGTTTGTTTCCTTCATTCATCATTAACTTCTTGAATGGAATACCGCAAAAAGAAGAACGTGAGGCTATTCGTCGTGAGTGGGAAACTCGTTTAAGCGGTGCAAGTAACGCGGGTAAGTTCTTAATGACTTTTAACGAAGATCCTACACGCGCTCCGCAAATCGAAGCGTTTCCACTTAGTGACGCGGACAAGCAATATCAGTTCTTAAGCGAAGAAACAGCGAAGCAAATTATGGTCGGACACCGCGTTGTGTCACCATTGATTCACGGAATTAGAGATACAACAGGTTTCGGAAGCAATAAAGACGAAATGTTGGTAGGTTTGGAAATCTTCAACAGCCAAGTTATTCGTCCATATCAAAGAATAATCGAAGAAGTATTTACACCGATTTTAGGCGACGTAAATATAGAGATGAACTCTATCTTCGAAGACGGAATTTCAATCGATTCTAACGCACCTACCACAGTAATAGACGTACCTTCAACAGACGTGACAGAAACACCAACAGGAATAACTGAAAAAGTTAGTGACGTGACCTACAACGGAGCGCAAATTGCTTCTGCTTTGGAGATTGTCGCAGCGGTTGGGACAGGAACACTAACGCAAGAACAAGCGATTGTATTCTTAGTTCAATTCTTAGGTCTTGACGTAGACGTTGCGAAGTCAATGTTTCAAACAAGCGGTGACGCGGTGGCTAAATTGTCCGCTCAAAAAAAAAAAGTAGTTGCGAAGAAGGCGAAAGTTGCGGTTGCTGAAAATGATTTTAGTGACGAGCAGGGCGAAGAATGGATTAGCATCTTAGAACAAAAGGCTGAATACATTGATTTGAATGAGTGGGAATTGGTAAGTGAAGAAGACGTTACCGACCCAAAAAACGAAATGAACTACACAAGCGAGTTTTTCGCAAAGCGAAACAAGATGCCGACAATGCGTAACGCTCAAGGCGAAAAGGAATCTAAGTGGGGTGATGTTGGACTTTATAAATTACGCTATGCGTATTCACAAAACATAAGAGAAAACAGCCGTGAGTTCTGCAAAAAGATGGTTAAGATGTCACAAGCAGGCGCGATTTTCCGATATGAAGACATTGAGAAAATGAGTAAGTCTGGAGTCAATGGACAATTCGCACCTCAAGGGCAAAATACTTATAGTTTGTTTGACTGGAAAGGCGGAGTCTACTGTGGCCATTTTTTCAAAAGACAAATTTACGTTAGAAAAAGAGATACAAACGGCCGCATTTTACCTAACGACGGACTTGAAAACGACAAGCGTGTAGGTAACAACCCTTATGTTCCGCAAAAAGGTCAAGAAGGCATTGCGCCAATTAACACACCAAACAGAGGTTCACTTAAATACTCATAAAAAAATGGCACTACAACCCGAAGTTCTTTTAATAGACGAAAACTATATCAAAAAATACACTTGGATTAACGGTTCAGTTGATCCGTTGCTTATGTACCCTGCAATCTATTTGTCGCAAGACAAGTACGCACAATTGTATTTAGGAACTGACCTTTACAATAAGATTAAAGAAGACGTTGTAAACGACGATATTACAGGCGCATACGAAACCCTTCTTGACAATTACTTGCGTCGAATGGTTATGTGGTGGACTATGTACGAAGTCTTGCCTCATTTGTACGTTAAAACGGACAACGGAAGTCTTGTTATTCGCACAAGCGAAGACACAACACCAATCAGCCAAACAGACTTACAAAACTACCGCGACCAAGCGCGTTCACAAGCAATGTTCTACACTCAAAGAATGGTTGACTATTTGTGTTTCAATCAGTCGGACTTTCCAGAGTACACAACGAACACAACGCAACAGATTTGGTCGCAAACAAATGTGTATCCGTCGAACGCTTTTGAGATTAGCGACGGACGCGATAGACTTCCATACGAATACAGACGACGCGGTTTAGGTTGGTTGAGATAAACTAAAATAAAAACGAATGGCAACAAGGGGACGCAAGAAGAATTTAACGATGCACAAGATTTACGAAGAAAAATTTCGTAAGTATCTTGCAAAGAAAGAGAAACAAATAAAGAAACTGAAAAATGAAAGTTAACGCTGACGGCTACGCGCTATTAAAGAAGTTTGAAGGCTGTCGTTTAAAGGCTTATTTGTGTCCTGCAAACGTGTGGACGATTGGATACGGAAATACGTTTTACGAAGACGGAACGAAGGTTAAGGAAGGCGACGTAATCACACAAGCAAGAGCGGAGCAATTAGCGAAAAACGTCATTGATAAGTTCGCGGTATCCGTTCGTGCATTGATAACGCAAACGCTTAACGAGAATCAGTTTAGCGCGTGTGTTTCACTTGCGTATAACATCGGTGTTGGTGGCTTCAAGAAGTCGTCTGTGTTGAGAAAGGTAAATGCTAACCCAAACGATCCAACAATAGCAGATTCTTTTCGTCTTTGGAACAAAGGTGGCGGAGTAATTCTCAAAGGTTTGGTTCGTCGTCGTGAGGCTGAAATTGAATTGTATTTTAAGAAATGAACACAGAAACTGAAATAGCTTTGATACACGAACAACTCCAAGAAATGGACAAGAAGATTGACCGTATTTACAACGTGTTAATCGGTGACGACGAAATGAAGATTGAAGGTCTTGTTAGCAAGGTGCAGAAGCACGACAAGTACATTCAGAATCAAAGGTTGCAGGTCGCTCGTTTGGGTGGTATTGCAACCGCTGCTGGTGTGGTTGGTGGGTTAATCGTTCAATTTGTATTGAAGTTTTTATGAAAGAAAATTTGAAGTCGTGGTTGAAGGAATTACTCACAAGTTCAACTAAGGTTTCAAGTAAGCGTTTTATTTCTATCTTCGTAGTAATTAACTTAATTGCTTTTGCTTACGTTGCAACCTTCACTATCTACAATTGCCCTATTGAAATGTTCGATACATTAGCAATTCTCGCAGGTAGTTTGTTCGGTGGTACGGTAATCGAAAAGTTCACAAAACAAAAATCAAATGGCACGACCACAGACAGAAGCGAGGAAAATAACAGCGGAGATTTGCAGTAAATTTCCCGATGCTCCTTCGCATTCATTGGCTTCAAAGTTATTTACTGAATATCCAGAAGCATTCGATTCAATGGAACACGCGCGTAATTACATTCGAACTGTTCGCGGTAAGATTGGAAAGCGAAGTAGAGTTTCTAACACACAAAAAGAATTGATTGACACAGCACCACGACCTTCCAACCCATACGCACTTCCTAAATCTTATTCGAAGAAACGTCGTCACGTTGAACTGAAGGGAAACAAGTTTTTGATTCTTTCAGATGTCCATTTGCCTTACCAAGACAACGAAGCGTTAGAGTGCGCCATCGCAGAAGGATTGAAACAAGGGTGTGACGCAATCATCTTGAATGGTGATGCTCTCGATTGTCATATGATTTCCGACTTTGTCAAGGATCCACGCAAACGTAAATTCAAAGACGAGCTTTATTCAATCCGTCAATTCCTTGCTTCATTGAGAAATACATTTCCAACGGCTAACATTTATTATAAAGAAGGCAACCACGAGGAAAGATATTGGAGATATATGCGAATTAAAGCACCCGAATTGTTTGACATCGACGCGTTCGACTTTCCAACACTTACCCATTGCGATAAACACGACGTGAAATGGATTGACGGAAAGAGCAAACTAAACATCGGCAAACTTTCAATCTTTCACGGACACGAATTTGGAAAACAATTCCTTCCTTCTGTCAACGTA